CTGGAGTTGTAGGAAATGGTAAAATGAAATTAGTTGAATTTATAGCTCAGGGTTCTCAAGAAGAAAAAGATAAATTTGCTTATGATGTAGCAGAAGACCTTTACGTTTATATGAAAAATGATCCTGCATTCTACAGACAGGAATTATTTCCTATTCTTTCACAACTAAGTGACAAAGCTAAAATGAAGAAAGAAGTAGACCTAGGTAAAGAAATCAATCCCTGCATAGAAAAAGCAAAAATAGCATATATTAAAAAGTTTAACATTCCTAAACAACCATCTGAAGTCTTTACAGATGATGATAATCGTGTTATTGTACAAAGAATGAGCGATGATGAACTAGAAACAATCAAAAAAGGTGGCTACTAAATGTTATTACGCGAGCTATTTGAAAATAAGGCTAGTAAAATAGTAGCAATAATGCCAGGTGGATTCCATCCTTTCCATCCTGGACATAAGAGTTTGTATGATTGGGCCGTAAAAACTTTTGGTAAATCTAATGTCTATGTAGCAGCAACTAATGACACTGAAACAAGACCTTTTCCTTTTGAAGTTAAGAAAAAACTAGCGGCTATGGCTGGCGTGCCTGAAAGTAACTTTATGCAGGTTAACAGTCCCTTTAATAATAGAGAATATGCAAAACTATTAGACGATGACACTGCTCTAGTATTTGTTAGAAGTGAAAAAGACAAAGGCGAAGAGCCACTTCCTGATAGAATGAAAATTGACAAGAAAACAAAAAAACCTACTAACGAACCACGTTACTTAAGGAGTTATACTGGTAAAGATATTAATACGCACGATGAAATGGGCTATATGGCCTACGGTCCTACTATCAACTTCGACTTTAGTGGCATGCAAATCAAGAGTGCAAGCGAGCTTAGAGCTGCTTGGCCTGAAATGTCAGATGAAGATAAATTAAAGGCTGCTAAACTAATGTACGGTAATGGCGCACCTGTTGCTGTAAAATTATTAAACCAAGCACTAGGTGATCCAGAAGCACCAGTTGGTGAAAATGTAAGTCCGGAAGAAGAAGATGAATTTCACCGCAAACTAGACAAACTTGTACACAGAACATTTGGTCATAGTTCCGACGAAAAGAAGCCAAAAAAAGATAAAAAAGTAGACGAATTTAACATTTTCAAATCTGTAGACAATGCTGATCCTAAGTTGCAAGATCCAAATAAGATAAAGGTATTAGGATGGATAGGTTCGCGTACTGATAACAAAGAACACTTTCTAAGTTTCTACAAGCCCGGTGCAGTATTTTCTGGTAATTTAATTTTTCTAAAACCAGATCAAGCAAAAAAGTTTATGCGTATATATGATGATAAAACAGAATATCAAAAACTTATGAAACGTGCATTAACTAGTGTACAAACTACGGCAACTTTATTCAAAAACTTAAATATCAAATATGATATTAGAAAATACAATAAGCGGTGATTCATGGATATAGCGACACTTAAAAAGTTAGCAGGTATTAATGAATTCACAGGATATACAGAATATCGTGTCGACGAGAACCCTAGCATCACAGCAGACAAATTAAAGAAAAAAGAGAAACAAATGGGTATAAAGCCAGGCGATAAAGACTGGTTCAAACTTTGGTTTAGTAAACCATACATGACAGGTCCTGTACAGTTTAGAGGACGTAAGAAATGAAGTTCTCTTATATAAAAGATTTAAACAAAAAAGTTCCTAAACCCGGTAGTTTCAAACATTATCTTAGAATTCAAGAAGATGGTAGAATTGTCAAGGGTGTCAATACAACAGTTGATGTAGGTACAGATGAAATTAAAAAGCAAGCAGCAAAGTTTGGATTTAAAGTAGACAAAGACGGACGTCCTCAAAATCATCCTAGCAAAGTAAAAGGTAGTAAAACAAATGTATTGTTTAACTTAGGACTTACTGAAAGTGTTGCCATAAAGTTCGAACGTACAGACGATTATGATGTACTACATATAAAAGAAAAAGGTAAAAATCGTGTAGAAGTTCGCGGCAAGAGTGGATACGAAAGTGGCAACTACGATCCTAAAGACAAGTTACACAAATTACTAGACAGTTTAGGCAAGGCAGCAAACATTTCAGAACTAATGAATGGCGAAACTGTTGTAATAAATCCTAAACATCCAGACGGTCCAAAAGCAATAAACAATTTAACAGACTTAGAAGAAGCACTAGGCGAAATAGCAAGTGCTACAGAAATTTATGTTGATATGGACGGTGTACTTGCAGACTTCTTTGGTGACTGGGCTAAACTAATGAATGTAAAAGATTTCCGAGACATCAAAGACGTTCCAGCAGGTTTAGAAAAAATTAAACAAACTGAAAATTTTTGGTTAAATTTACCTTTAACTAATAATGCAAAGCAATTATTAGGATTAATTAAAAAGGTTAAAGGTAATTATAAAATACTTAGTTCTCCGTTACCCGGTGATCCCAAATCGGAGCCACACAAACGCAAATGGATTGAAAAGAATTTAGCATTTTTCCTACCACAAGATGTAATTATTACACATGACAAAGCAAAATATGCTACTCAAAGGGACGGAACTCCAAACATATTAATAGATGACTATGGTGTTAACATACAGAAATGGGAATCAGCAGGAGGTTACGGCTTTAAACACAAAGATCATAAGTTTGAAAGAACAGCAAAAGCAATACAACAACACATGCAAGAGCCTGTAAAAGAAGGTGCAGAAATTACTATGTGGACCAATCCCGAGTATCAAGGCGCTGATGTTGACGACAAATATTATAAAAAGCAACCAGTAAAAATCGTAGACGTATCTAAACTTACACCGTTTGAACCTGCTGACAAAATGGATCCAAAAGATAATCACGACAATATGATGCGTTTTGTTGATAAGATTAAAGCAGGTAAAAAAATTAAGCCTATTGTAATTGTGCCACACAAAGGTAAGTTACTGATAGTTGACGGACATCACAGATACTTTGCACATCTAAAAGCAGGTGCAGATAAGGTACGTGCTGTTGTTGCTGATCCAAAAGATTTAACTTGGCGCGATGATGTTCCAGAAAGTGTACAAGAAAACTTTGCTGACGGTGATACAGACGGCAAAAGCAGACCAGGGCGTGTAAAACGTTCAGGTGCTAGTTGTAATGGTAGCGTAACCAGCCTTAGAAAACGAGCGGCAAAATATTCAGGTGAACGTGGTAAAATGTATCACTGGTGTGCCAATATGAAAAGCGGCAAGAAGAAGAAATAGGGTAAATACAGTATGAAGATTAGAGAATTATTAGAAGGCGGCAAAGAAGAACCTAGAATTGCTAAAGACATAAAAGCAATGCTTGCCAAAAAGCAAGGCAACGCTTCTAAGCCACAATCAAAAAGACCTGCACCAAAAGATCCACATCCGGACAAGAGTTCGATCTGGAAAAAAGGATTTGCTGACGGTAAATCGGGCAGAATGGATCCCAAGGCTAGTGATGCATACGGTCCACGCACCAGCGAATACGAAGCAGGTTATACAGCTGGTAGTAAGATGAAAAAAGGTGTTTCAGAAATGTCTGCTGCATCGGTTGCTGGTATTGCTATGCCAATGGGTCCTATGCAAAGCCGTACAGGCCCAGTTAAAAAACGTAAGAAGAAAAAATCAAAAAGGTAAATACAATATGGACAGTAAGGATATACAAAAAGCCGGCACCGGCGCAAAAATGGTAGGAAGAACCATAGGTGCCAAAGGCAGCAGTCAGCGCATGGGCACAGCATTAGACAAAGTTTCACAAGGTGCTCAATTGCCTGCTAGTTTGGCTAAAGAAATAGCCCCTTTTGCGAAACAATTAGGCATTATTCTTGCAGATCCGTCTATGAGAGGTAGGTTCTTACAAATGATCAAAAGCGTTCAACAAAAGCAAAAAGCAACAAAACCTGAATCAATCGAAGAAGGATATATGAAAGGATACCAAAAGTATCACTGTAAAGATTGTGGATGCCAAATGCACAACTGTAAGCCAGATTGCGGTTGCTCACATGACTCACATAATGAAAAAGGTTCGTGGTGGGTGGACGCAAACGGAAACGGCATTCCAGATGCAATGGAATCTACTGTTTCGGAAGGCCTAGCTGATTTAGCTGATAGAGCTGAAAGAGATCATGAAGTACAAATGGCTAGGAGTGACTTATATAAAATTGCCAAATATGCAATTAAACTACATGAGCAACTCAAAGGTGTAAGCGAAGCAGAAGGTTTAGAAGGATGGGTGCAAGCAAAGATTACTAAAGCTGCAGACTATTTAGGCAGTGTTTATCATTACATGGATTATGAAGAAAAATATGAAGCAGACGGCATGACCGAAGGTGTTGAAATGTGTCCAAAGGCATGTTGTGGAAAGCCTGTAACAGAATGTTCATGTGGACCAGAGTGCAAACATTGCGATTGTTATGAAAAGAACAAAGCAATGAAAGAAGGCAAAAGTCCGCACAAAAAAGGCTCACCAAAATACAAAAAGCATATGGCTGCAAAACACGCTTCTATGAACGATTCATACAAAGCAGATATATCAAACAGATTAGCAGAAGCACTCAAAAAAAAAAAGTAAATGAATCTGGACTATGTAGTGAGTGTGGCAACCCAAGCTGGCGTACATTAGATGAAGAAAAGCAAAAAGGCGTTGACGGCAAAGTATGCTGGAAAGGCTACAAGCGTATGGGCACAAAGAAAAAGGGCGGCAACACTGTAGACAACTGTGTTAAAGTAAAAAGACGCAAGAAGAAGTAATTCCTACCAATTTAGAATAAGCTAACCAAATAGCACCTACGGGTGCTATTTTTTTCTATAAATATTCACATGCTAACATTTGACATAGATTGGGATCAATATTTCAAGGACATTAGACCAGTGTGCCCCTGGAGTTATACTGCTTGGAAAAAGAACCAAATAAAAATTAAAGAATGGACCGGAGAATGGGAACATCTAAATGATTACCAGGCTATAGTTTATATTGTACCAAATATTAATCGTAGAAGGTTAAAAAAGTTATGTAAAAGAGTAAATGTTGATCCAAAATATGTGTGGTTATGGAGTGAACCTTCCTACGGAGATTACGCAGCCCCGGTACATATTTTGATACAACAGGACAGAGAAAAATTATACGAAGCTAGACTTAGTATAGGTTACTATGACAAATAAACAACAAAAAAGTTGTTGACAAACAATAAAAAATCCCATATAATAAACAGATAATGAAGGAGACTCGCATGAGTGATAGAACTTATGGCCCGGAAGAAAAGGCTAAACTTGAACGTCTTGTAAATGAAGGTGTTACAGTACTACAAGAGATTGAAGATTTACAAGCAGGTTTAAAGGATACAGTAAAGGCAGTAGCAGAAGAACTAGATATTAAGCCTGGTATGATTAATAAGGCAATTAAAATTGCACAAAAAGGTGACTGGGAACGTGTTGCGGACGAATTTGACGATCTAGAAACACTTGTTGTCACTGTAGGTAAGGACAAATAGTGCAAAAAGTTAAAGACTTTTGGCTGAACAGTTATCACAGTGATAATGTAGCATTCATATTTGAACTTATAAGTTTTGTATTTACTGTAGGTGCTAGTATGATGTTAGCTGTTAGTGCTAAAAATCCTAATATGCTAATTGTATATCCAGGATTTTTTGTTGGCAGTGTAACACAAGTTTATGCAAGTTGGCGTAGAGGAGCAGCATGGATTATGCTTCTTACATCATACTTTGCTTGTGTAAACGTATTTGGATTTGGAGTAGCAGCAGAATGGTGGTAAAACCTTATCAATGGCTGGCTTGGTTAAGCACAGCCTGTTTATTAACAGCCGCTACATTAGCAGCATTTAATGTTTATCCTTTGTATATTTGGGCATTTATTATCAGTAATAGTCTATGGATACTAGTAGGTATACTTTGGAAAGAAAAAAGTCTTATTGTTATGAATGCAGGACTAACCGTTATTTATATAGCTGGTTTAGTTTTGTAATAAGTATTAATACGCCAATAGCGATTGCTTGGCATGTAGAAGGTTAAGTTGGCCATAAGCAACGAAGGAGAAAAATTTGAGTTACGTAGACGCTTTCTTTGATCGCGACCAAGATATTATTCGTGTTGTAGAACGCAAAGACGGTAAGAGAGATTACCGTGAATATCAAGCAAAATATACATTCTATTATAAAGACGAACGTGGAAAATACAAAAGTGTATATGGTGATCCATTAACACGTATTGTATGTAAGAACACTAAAGACTTTCGCAAAGAAGTTGCTATCAACAGAGATAAAGAACTGTTCGAAAGCGACATAAATCCAATCTTCCAATGTTTGAGTGAGAACTATCTCAATCAAGATGCTCCCAATCTAAACATTGCATTCTTTGATATTGAGACAGACTTTGATCCAGAACGTGGCTTTGCTGATCCAGCAGATCCGTTTATGCCAATTACTTCTATATCTGTATATTTGCAGTGGATGGAAACTATGATCTGTTTAGCAGTGCCTCCAAAAACACTCACAATGGATGAAGCAAAGAAAACACTTGAAGGTATTGACAATGTAATGTTATTTGAAAAAGAAGGTGACATGATTGATACTTTCTTAACACTTATCGAAGATGCTGATATTTTGTCAGGTTGGAACAGTGAAGGTTATGATATTCCCTACACTGTGAACAGAACTAGTCGTGTACTAAGCAAAGATGATACACGCAGATTTTGTCTATGGGGACAACTTCCTAAGAAGCGTGAGTATGAAAAATACGGAAAACAAGCTGTAACATATGATTTAATAGGTAGAGTGCATTTAGATAGTCTTGAGCTATATCGTAAATATACGTATGAAGAACGTCATACATATCGATTGGATGCTATTGGTGAGATCGAAGTTGGTGAAAACAAAGTCCCTTATGAAGGTACTTTAGACCAGTTGTATAACAATGACTTTAGAAAGTTCATTGAATACAACATACAAGATACAGCACTACTGGACAAACTAGACAAAAAACTAAGATTTATTGATCTAAGTAATGAACTTGCACACGCAAATACTGTACTACTACAAACAACAATGGGTGCCGTTGCTGTTACTGAGCAAGCAATCATTAACGAAGCACATCACAGAGGACTACAAGTTCCTAACAGACCGAAACGTGATGATGAAAACACACAGGCCGCTGGTGCTTATGTAGCATTTCCTAAAAAAGGTGTACATAAATGGATCGGTTCAATGGATTTGAACAGTCTGTATCCTAGTGTGATTCGTGCATTGAATATGGCTCCAGAAACTATTATAGGACAAATACGTCCTGAAATTTCAGAATCACGTATACACGAAGACATGACACTAAAGAAAAAATCATTTGCAGGTAGTTGGGAAGGACGCTTCAGCACAGAAGAATATGAAGCAGTTATGGAGCAACGCAAAGATATTGCACTTACTATTGATTTTGAAAATGGCCAAACTGAGGTACTTAGTGGTGCAGAAATTTACAAACTTATTTTTGATAGTAATACACCATGGATGCTTAGTAGTAACGGTACAATATTTACAACAGAGTTTGAAGGTGTAATTCCAGGTATTCTAAAGAGATGGTATGCGGAACGAAAAGATCTACAGAAGATGCTTAAAAAAGCAAAAGACGCAGGCAATGATGCTGAGATTGCATTTTGGGACAAGCGGCAACTTGTTAAGAAAATTAATCTTAACAGTCTTTATGGAGCTATTCTTAATCCTGGCTGTAGATTTTTTGACAAGCGCATAGGACAATCAACTACACTGACAGGTCGTACTATTGTTAAGCACATGAGTGCAGAAGTTAATAAAGTTATTACAGGAACATATGATCATGTGGGCGAAAGTGTTATATACGGTGATACTGATTCAGTTTACTTTAGTGCCCATCCAACACTAAAAAACGATATTGACGCAGGTAATATTCCTTGGTCTAAAGATAATGTAATTACACTTTATGATCAAGTAGCAGAAGCAGCAAATAGTACATTTACTGACTTTATGGCACAAGCATTTCACTGTCCAAAGAGTCGTGCAGATGTTATTGCAGCAGGTAGAGAAATTGTTGCCGAAAGCGGATTGTTTATTACAAAGAAACGTTACGCCGCACTTGTTTATGATGTAGAAGGTTTCAGAAGTGACACAGACGGCAAGCCAGGCAAAGTAAAGGCAATGGGCCTAGACTTGCGCCGTTCAGATACGCCTGTGTTTATGCAACAATTTCTTAGTGAACTATTGCTTATGGTGCTGACAGATGTGCCGCAATCACAAATATTGCAACGTATTACTGAATTCCGTAACGAATTCAGTGAACGTCCGGGATGGGAAAAAGGTTCACCTAAACGTGCAAACAAGATTGGACACTATCAACGTCTAGAAGAAAAGCAAGGTAAAGCAAATATGCCCGGACATGTTCGAGCAAGTATTAATTGGAATACACTAAAGCGTATGAATGGTGACAAGTACTCGCAAGAAGTTGTAGATGGTATGAAAGTTATTGTTTGTAAACTAAAAGCAAATCCGCTGGGCTATACAAGTGTTGCTTATCCAACGGACCAGCTACGTTTGCCAGAATGGTTTAAAGAACTGCCATTTGACGATGCGGCAATGGCAGAAACTATTATTGATAATAAGTTAGACAATTTGATTGGTGTGCTTAACTATCCATTAGAAGATACTAAACAGCACAATACGTTTTCAAGTTTGTTTGATTTTGGAGACTAATATGAAGATTGAAGTTAAAGTAGAACTTGATACTGATAAAGAATCAGATAAAGCATTGTTACAAAAACTTATAGAACTATTAGAAGAATATAGAGACGAAGAATGATAGTAGGATTTACTTGTAGTACGTTCGACCTCTTGCATGCCGGTCATGTACAGATGTTACGTGAAGCAAAAGAACAGTGTGACTATCTTATCTGTGGTTTACAAGTTGATCCAAGCCAAGATAGAAAAGATAAAAATAGTCCTATACAAACTGTTGTGGAGCGGTACACACAACTCAAAGCAGTTGGATATGTAGACGAAATAATTCCATATGGTACTGAGAAAGATCTAGAAGATATCTTAGAAATGTATCATATAGATGTTCGTATACTAGGAGAAGAATACAGAGATAAAGAATTTACTGGTAAAGATATATGCCGTAAACGTGATATTGATCTATACTTTAATAAAAGAGATCATAGATTTAGTAGTAGTGACTTGCGGAAACGTGTTCATGGCGCAGAAGTGTATGGAGATGCCTTATGAAAATAATGCTGACTGGACATAGAGGATTTATAGGTTCACACCTATTAAATCGATTGTCAAAAGAAAATAATGTAATAGGATTTGACTTAAAAGATAATAATGGACAAAACTTATTACATTGCGATTTGAAAGAGGAATTTGATTTAATTATTCACCTTGCAGGTAAAAGTGGTGTACGAGAAAGTATCAAAGATCCTGCAGGATATTGGCAAAATAATGTAGAAGTAACTAAACGGTTGTTAGAACGATATCCTAATACAAGGATGCTAATTGCAAGTTCTAGTTCTGTATATGAACCGCATCTAAATCCTTACGCTGCCAGCAAGTATATAATGGAAGAGGCTGCTGATTGCTATCCTAATACGTTAGCAATGCGTTTCCACACCGTATACTCAAGCAATCCTAGAAAGGGAATGTTCTTACAACGTCTAATAGACGGAGAATTAGACTACGTTACCAGTCATTATAGAGACTTTATCCATATTGAAGATTTATGCGATGCAATAGAACTATGTATAAATTCTAAATATTTAGGAGAAATAGATATAGGTACAGGAATTCCATTTAGAATCAGTGACTTTGCACCGGATCTACCTGTCAGAATTCACACCCCAAACGAAAGGCAATGGACATGTGCTAATATGGAAAAAATTAAGACATTGGGATTTAAACCTAAATACTCGGTAGAAAAATACTTGACAAACAACAACTTAGACAATATAATTAAACTACATAATGGAGAAACAATATGAAAGACATCTTACAAGACATTGTTGCACACACCCACGCACTAGGATTTCTTAGCCTAGTTAAAGTTACTAATGAACAAGCAACAAGTATCGATGCAATGGCAGAAGACCGAAGTGTTATTTTGTCTGCAGAAACACATTCACCCGTACAGGAATTTATAGGAACATTTGGTATGCCTAACTTAGATAAACTAAGTTTGCATTTGAAAAATCCTGAGTACAAAGATAATGCAAAAATTGAAGTTGTACAAGCAGAACGCAACGGCGAAACTGTTCCAACACATATTCACTTTGAAAATGCTGCTGGTGACTTCCAAAACGATTACCGCTTTATGAATAAAGCAATTATTGAAGAAAAACTAAAAACTGTAAAGTTCAAAGGTGCTTCTTGGAATATTACTTGTTCACCGAGTGTAGCAAGTATCGCACGTATGAAACTTATGAGTGCAGCACACTCTGAAGAGCCTACATTTAATGTAAGCACTAAGGACAGTAATTTGGTGTTTAGTTTCGGTGATGCAAGTACACATGCAGGTGAATTTGATTTTGAGAAAGGCATAGAAGGTATATTACAACACACGTGGAGTTGGCCTGTAGCACAAGTGCAAGCAATACTTAATCTTGATGGAGATATTACTATGAGTATTTCGGATCAAGGCGCTATGCAGATTAGTGTAGACAGCGGAATGGCAAAATACGATTATATCCTACCAGCCCAGAGCAAGTAATGAACAAAGACTTAACTGCAACACAACATGACTATGCCCGGTTTCTACCTGCTCTAAGTGGGTTCTATGCGACTTACGTTGGAAAACAACGCCATGAAGAATATGTGGATAAGTCAAGAATACCTGCTAACCTTACACACGGTGTAGAAAGTTTAAATTATCTTAATGCACAAGAAGGTCAATTTGAATACAAATGGAGTTTGTATAGTGCTGGACATGCTGATTTAGATACAAACAAATTTGTTCCTAAAGAAGACATGGTGCGTAATAGAGATAGAGCTAATACTTGGTTACTAGGTGACTCGGGTGGCTTCCAGATTGGTAAGGGCGTTTGGGAAGGTGATTGGAAAGATCCTAATTGTCCCAAAGCGCAAAAGAAACGTGACGGTGTTCTCCGTTGGATGGACGCTTATATGGACTACGGAATGATACTTGATATTCCGGCCTGGGTAGCACGTTCTCCCGAAGGTGCTAAAGCAACAGGCATTAGCACATATGCAGAAGCAGTCAAAGCAACCCGTATTAACAATGACTACTGGATGAAACATAGAACAGGTGCTTGTAAATTCCTAAATGTATTGCAAGGCGAAAATCATGCAGATGCAGATGACTGGTATCAGCAGATGAAAGATTACTGTGATCCAAAAGTTTACCCAAACGATCACTTTAACGGGTGGTCAATGGGTGGTCAAAATATGTGTGATGTGCATCTTGCACTAAAACGTATTGTTACATTGAGGTTTGATGGATTACTAGAAAAAGGCTTACATGATGTAATGCACTTTTTGGGTACCAGTAAACTAGAATGGGCTACATTGCTTACAGACATACAACGTGCCGTAAGGAAATATCATAATGAAAACTTTACTATCACATTTGATTGTGCTTCACCTTTCCTCGCAACCGCTAATGGACAGATCTACTGTGAACTTGAGACTCAAGACAGAACTAAATGGGTGTATCGAATGGTTCCGAGCATCGATGATAAAGCACTATCACAAGACACAACACTGTTTGGACAGGCTTTTGTAAGAGAAGGTAAACATCCTTCGTTTATGGATAGTCCTATTTCAGCTGAACTTCAAGCCAAAGATATTTGTATATATGGTCCAGGTGACCTAAATAAAATAGGTAAAGAAGGTAAGACTTCATGGGACAGTTTTTCATATGCTATTATGATGGGTCATAACGTATGGATGCATATAAATGCTGTACAAGAAGCAAATAGGCAATACGACAACGGCGTGTTTCCAGCAATGCTTGTAGAAGAGCGTTTTGACAGATTATTTTTCCGAGATGTTGTAGAAGAAATATTCCGTACTGACGATAGAGAAAAAGCAGAAAAATTAGTAGAAGAATACTCAAGATTTTGGATGAGCATTATAGGCACACGCGGTGCAACAGGTAAAAAAACTGTTAATGCTTCAGCACAGTTCAATAGTTTATTTCAGGAGTCCTAATGTCAACCTTTACCAGCGAACAAAACAAACTTGCTGCATACCTACAAGAACTTTATTCCAAACATAAAGTACTTGACAAAGAGATTAGTTTAATGTATAGTAAGTATAGTGATGATCTTGAAATTAACAAGAAAAAAGGTTTAAAACTTTGGTACAAAGATGAAATACATAGAATCGAAACTGAGCTTAAGGCATTAGGATGAAAAGAGATTACGAAGACGGTGTACAAACTGATGTAAAATACTTTGTAGGAGACGAAGTTGAAAAGACTCCTGCTTATGGTATGCGTACACTGTTTGTAACAGGTGTACAGCCTGTAGATGAAATTGAGTTTTGGTACAAGAAAGAACAGTGTGAACACATTTTCTTTGGTGCTAATCATAGTTTCAAACCACACGAAAGTGATAAAGAAAAACTGTTTGACAGTTGGAAAGAGTGGGAAGATATGATCGAATACTTCCTATACAAGGACATTCTTTGCACACTAGACATTCCGCTAGATGCTTGTACAACATTCCACGACGGCGGGCTGTGCGATAAAGATAATTTCATTCCACAAATCCGTGTTCCATTGCCTTACACGAAACTGTGGAACTACAACACAATGGTCAAAATTGATGACGTAGACTTTAAGGCAACAAATCCTGGCGTATGGTGCCATAGCTTGCACAATCTTATGGATAGAGAAAAATTCACAGATTGGGCAAACTATGGGCTTGACAAAGTTATAGAATGAAAGTATTATATAAAGACAATGCACGACGAGAGTTATCATAATTATATGTTGAGAAAAATGCGAGAAGAAGATTACAAAAATTATATGGAAAATAAAGTAAATAGAAGTATATGGGTTACCTTTAAGAAAGAGGGTATCCACAAATATCCGGCGGCTTTAGATGATCCAAAACTTGCAACAGGTGACTGGGATGACGTTTCGTTTCTTGGCTATCCTCATCGTCATATTTTCCATTTCAGGGTGCGCATTGAGGTGCGGCACAACGATAGAGATATCGAATTCATCCAGTTCAAACGATGGATGGAAAGATTATATAGTGAAGAAAGTACGTCCGACAATGGAGTGCTTGTTCTAGATTACAAATCATGTGAGATGATCGCTGATGATCTCTATGAAGCTATTTCTGCAAAGTATCCCGGCCGCTTTGTTGAAATTGAAGTCTCCGAAGATGGAGAAAATGGCTGTTTGATTACATACCCGAAATTTTCATAAGAGGAAAAAATTCTAATGACTATCCAGTATAACAAAGATGCTTATACTAAAATCTTTAACGACCTTGAGCGGTATAGAGACTTTTGTCGCTTTGAAGGTAAAGTCTTTAATGAAAAAGCACTTTACAATAAAGAAGATAAAAACTGGGATGCATACCAAAGATGGCAGGGCTGGCTTAAAGCAAAAGCTAGAAATGCTGGTAAAAAATTTAATAACCGGAGAAATTAATGACAATTTATATTGTAGACATTGAAGCTGTTGATACACGTTATACTAAACAATGGAAAGAGTATCTACCCAATCAGCTGACAAAGTCTACAAATAATAATGTTGTTGTAATTAGTGGAGGAGAAACGCCTCAGGCAACTACGCCTGGGGCTTTTCTTAATTTCGGCGGAACCAATGTTTACAAGAGCAAACAACTTGAAACTATAGGAGAGATGTTCTGTGCAGGAACTATCAAGGACGGTGACTATTTTCTCTATACCGATGCCTGGAATCCTACAGTTATACAACTACGCTACATGGCAGAGTTACTCGGTGTTGATATTCGCATTGGTGGCCTCTGGCATGCTGGTAGTTATGACCCACAAGATTTCTTGGGCAGACTAATTGGTGATAAGCCTTGGGTACGACATGCTGAACGCAGTATGTATTGTACATACGACGATAATTTTTTCGCAACTACATTCCACATTGATTTGTTTGAAGAATCGTTTAGAGAGATTATGGTCGAGAAAGAACCAGTTCGTGTAGGATGGCCTATGGAATATCTGCGTAACAGTTTAGACAGTTACAAATGCATGGAAAAGCGAGACTTGATTTTGTTTCCACACAGAGTTGCTCCTGAAAAACAAGTTGAAATATTCCGTGACTTACAGACACATCTTCCTCAGTATGAGTTTGTTATTTGCCAAGAACGTGAACTTACAAAGAACGAATATCACAATTTGCTAGGTGAAGCAAAGATGGTTTTCTCTGCTAACTTGCAAGAAACATTAGGTATTAGTTGGTATGAAGGCGCACTTGTAAATGCTATTCCAATGGTTCCAGATCGTTTGAGTTACAAAGAAATGGCACTATCGGAGTTTAAGTATCCAAGCCAATGGACTGAAGATTTTGCATCATACCGGACTAATAAAGATAAGGTTGTTGCACAAATTATTGAGTATATGGAAAATTATAACAGTTATCTTCCGGCACTACTGAAACAAAAGAATAAACTTGCTAATGAATTTTTCAGCGGCGAAAAATTATACGAGGAAATAAGTAATGGGTGATGATGAAAAGATTATCTATACTAATGTAGACCCGATTACATTCGATTTAGATAATCCCGACACTGGAACTTTTTCTATATCTCTTGATACTTTAGATACTGATGACGTTATTACAGCATCATATGATACAACCTTCAGTGTAGATATGAGAAATTATGTTTACAATAGTATTCCATTTAAAGATACATTACCTAGTTTAGATAGAGTACATAATATGTGTGACGAGTATCCAGCATTAGCAAAAGCGTATGAAAACTTCAAAACTATTTACAATATGTGTGAACAAGATTATAAAGGCAAACTTAAAGAAAGAGGTATAGATGATGACATTCCTTTCTAAGATTATGGATAAACTTGGTAGACGTAGAGTAATCACAGATAGAGACGGAAAGATTCCATATCTTATCCGTTACTATGTTTTTTTGAAAAATAGAGGAAAATTTCCTTTCAATATAACACTACATAAAGTCCTCGTTAGTGACGAACCTACACTTCATGACCATCCTTGGTCATACGCAACATTTATTATTAAGGGTGGTTATTGGGAACATATTCCAATCCATTCAAAGGAAGGTGCAGTTGTAGGTAGCACAAGAGTTTGGAGAAGTCCTGGACATTTCCGTATACGTGGTGCAGATGACTTACACTGGTTAGAACTTGAGAAAGATGCAGACGGTAATGAAATTCCATGTTGGAGTTTATTCTTTATGGGGCGTAAACAAAAAGAATGGGGTTTTGTACGTTGGGTCGGTGATGGTGAGATACTAGACCGTGGCTACAAATGGATACACAATGAACAATATCTTGCACGAGGAGCAAAAGGTGATTAAGAAAAAATACTACAGTTGGCAGGACATAGAGAGTATGTCTAATAACATTGTCCTACAAATGTATTACGGGGACTGGAAGCCTGATTATATTGTAGGTATTACAAGAGGTGGAAACGTTCCGGCTACTATCATTTCAAACATGACTGGCATCCGTTGCGAAGCACTTAAAGTTAGTTTACGTGACGATTCGCAAGGTCCAGAAAGTAACTTGTGGATGAGTGAAGACGCATTTGGTTATGAAAAAGAACCAATGAATATTCTTATTGT